TGCTCACGAAACTTCTTAAAATGGCACAGGAGGAGAATCCATTGCACGTGAACGGAGGTGTCATAGCCTTCTGTTCCACACCCGCTATGGACCGACTCCAAGACGTCTTTGATAACTTGCTATCCCCCGCCGGCAAGTTTTACATGGTCTACTTCTCAGACGATTCATGTTTTTCTTTCCGCCATCGCGGAAAGGTTCGGTACTACAACCTCGACATCTCTAAATGCGACGCCTCGCACGGCCCGCACATGTTTGATGCGTTGCTCCGAATCACGCCACTCCACTTGCGTGACTACATGAAGATTCTTATCGAGCAGTGCAAACTGCCGATTGAGATTAGATCTATCAGCAACCCGAGGAACAAGGTGCTCGGTTCGTTTTCGAACCCCACTCTTTTCTCGGGATCCACCCTGACCACACTCATCAACAATCTCGCCAACATCTTCATCGGCCTCTGCTTATCTCGAGCGGTGGCCGCTCTGGAGGATCGAGAATACGCTGACTGGGAGTTGGCCAGGCATCTTGAGGGACACGTAGAAAAGTGCGGATACATAGTGACCGGGTTTGAAGGGAAGGACCTCTGTGTGCGACCAGAGGACATACAATTCCTCAAGTATTCTCCGGCACTAGACACCGAGCAAGTTTATCGCCCAGTTCTGAATCTGGGTGTGCTGTTGCGGGCCTCCGGGACCTGTCACGGCGACCTGCCCGGCCCGACGCGGAGTACAATCGAAACCAGGGCACGCGAATTTCAATTCGCGCTGCTCCACGGAATGTACCCCCGCTCGAGTATCCCGTTCCTTGAGAGTATGAAAGACGCGGCTGGGCGGCGGACCAACCAGCAGGCTGTCAAGCGGGTGCAGGATCGACTCCTGTACCGCGTTGATGACTCGGCTGACTCCGTCGTCCACCATTTCACCGATGAAGACGTGTTGCGGCGCTACGACCTGACCCCTCTGGAATACTCCGAGTTTCAGGAGTTCTCCCGTGCGTCCGTTTACGAGCATTCTAGCTCCACCTTCATCACAAAGATCCTGAAGACCGATTACGGTCTTTCAGCCCTCCAGTGGTAGACACCCGCTGGTAGGATAGTACGAGTGTCATAGGCCTGCATGAGTTAATTCCTCTCACGCAGTATACAGGTG